CTTGTCTTGCGTCTACTATTTGAGATAGAATGTTTGTCTTTTGAGCTGCACTCAAATTGTTTTTCGCAAAAAACTCAGAAAGTTTTACGAGCCTTTGGAAAGGATCAACAACGTTATCAGCATCTACCCCTATCTCTTTAAATAAAGTATTAGCTTTGGGGGCAAAGAGTTTTGAAGATAACGTTTTAATAAAAGTACCAATTACAGGAGCCGCTTCTCTTGTCTTTTCTCTTGTTACTGTAACGAGTGTTATAAAGTCTTCTAAACTTCCACCTACAGCAGCAAAAGATCCACCGCCTCGCTTAACAGCTTCGAAGAGGTCTTGAGATTCAACTGCATAAGCTTTAGAGGTTTCATTTACCAAACCTAAAATGTAAGGAGTCTCTTGTAAGGTTAGATTAAACTGATTTATAGACGCAATAAGTCCATCGATAATTTCTTCTGTATTACCAAAGCTAGGTCCTAATTCTGCAAAAGTAACCGCTCTAATTGTAGATTCAAATCCAGCATCGCCTTTACCGAAGCCTGCCGCAGCTAAAATTTTTGCTGATTTTGCAATATTAAGAGCACTTGTACCTGTAGCGATTGAGAGTTCAAAAAATTGTTTCTTTAAACCAGCTCCAGTATCCCTCAAGTCATTAATTCTTCCAGTAAAATCATCAACACTACCTTCGCCTGAGTCAAAAATCTGTTGAAGATTTGTAATCTCTTTCTCTAAAAGAGCGGTCTCTGTAATAGCTGTTCTAATTGCAGAAGCTACCGTATATAGTCCAGCAGCCCCCACTATATAGGCAGCAACTCTTTCTGCGGCTAAACCGACTCTACCGCCTAAACGCTCAAATGCAGTATCTCCATATTTAGCTATTGCTGCAAATCCAGACTGAGTTCCTGCAGCAACTGCCCTAACGTCATTATTAAAATCTCTTAAAGCTCTTCTAGCTTCGTTAGACTTATCTTCAGCACCTTTTAATGTTCTTGACAAAGCTTCTCCTGATAGAGAAGAAACATCTACTCCTTCCCCTAAAATCTGCCGAGTTGCAGCTTGCTTTAATTGAGTTGGTGAAGCAGAAACTCCCGGAACATTCAAGCCTTTACTAGTTAATAAATTAATGGTATTTCTTTGTTTTTCTAAATCTAGAGTTGCTTTTTCAATAAGCTTATTTATTTTTTGTCTTTGACGTTCTTCAATAGCTAATTGTTGAGTTATTTTCTTTTGCGCCTGTTCTTTTTCTTTAGCCGCAAGTTTTTCTGCAGCAATTTTTTCTTTTGCTGCCAATTTTTCAGCAGATATTCTTTCTTTTTCAGCTAGCTTTTCAGCATTTATCTGACTTTTTATAGCTATGTTTCTAGCTTCAGATTCTCTTTTTAATTCGTCTAATCTAGCTTTTCTAACCTCAGGAGTAAGTCTAGCTACAGCCTCTCTTTGTCCAGCAAAAGCAAAATCTAACTCTTGCTGTTTAGATGTCAGTTTAGTAGATAGTTCACCTCTTCTAAACTGGGCTGTAACTCCAGTTCCTTCAATGCTCGCTATTTGTGATTGAAGACTATTTATTTCTCCCTTTAGTTTTAATATTGTTTCATCAAAAGCTCTAACTTCAGGTCTAATTTGTATTTTAGATATTTTAGAAGCCTCTCTGCCAACTTCTACTAAAGCTGTTTTAAGCGCAGAGAGTCTGCCGATCTCTTTTACTGGATTTGGTATAATTGAAGGATTAGCTTTTATTGCAGCTATCCCGCCTTTTATTACCTTTAAAACTTCAGGAATTTGTTCTAATTCTGTAAGAAAGGAGTTTAGTTTAGACTCATCAAAAGCTATTTCTGGCTTAACTTTCACCTTCGCTACAGCGTTTTTAAGAGATGATAATAAATCTTCAGATAATTTAGAGACTTGAGATAACTGCTTTGTGTCAATGTCTAATCTTATCTTCTTAGAGAAGCTTTTTCCGCCAACTATAGAATTAAGCGCGTTTTTTACGCTTGGCGAAACTACTATTCTAGAGACATTTACCTGAGAGGCAAAATTAAGTAAAAAGTCCGACAATGTATCCTAAGCTCCTGCTTAAAATACACTATTAACTTTTATTTTCTTTGCTTTTCTTTTTGACCCTCTTTGGTTCAGAATTAGGCTCTTTATTTGTTTGATTAGATTTTTCAAGCCATATATTTTCTGGTCTGACCCTATTTATCTCTTCCATGAGATTCTTCGCTCCATCATAAACAACACTTAACATTTCAGAAGAAAATTTAATAGCCAACTCAGAAGTATCTTCTTTATAGTCTTCAAAATCATCCCAAATTAAAGAATCATCTTCCTCTCTAGAGCAAGAAAACACTAAAAAATTGAAACGTTCATTTTCAGCGTATAGAGACGCTGACTGTGAAGAAAGTTCTCTTTTTGCCTTATCTAATTCCTCTATATCTTTTCGAAGCTTTACTATTTTTTCGTACTGCTCCATTCCTTCATCGATAGTAGAAAATGAATTGGAGGTAAATTTTAACTCAATAGAACTGATCAATTTCTCTAAATTTGACTTTTCAGAATCATTAAAGGCTTTAATTCCTCTAGCTTTAATTATATTATCTATTTCAGCCTCAAGAAATAAGCCATCAGCTATAGCTTTTCTATACGCTTTGGCGTAAATTGAATCGCTTTCTTTTCTAATTTTGTTGGTGGGTCTTATAATCTTATAATTTTTGTCTTCAAATACAAATTTTGTTTCTTCGTTCATGATTTTACCTGTACGTTAAAATTTTTAAGCATAGAAATTGCTTTTTTTCTTTCTCTATTTCCTTGATCAAATATTTCACTTCTTAACTTTAAGAATTTTTCATACCAAAATCTTTGTTCAGAAGTCATATTTTCTTCATCTAATTTTTCAGACTCTCCCCAAAGACTACCAAATTCTAATTCAATCTTATGTACAGCACCAACAAAAACTGTCTTAAAATTTGAGGATAGAATATTTTCTAAAACTTTTTTAGCAGATTCGTCCATCCCGCAATTATTGATATATAAATATGTTTTATTATCTTCCATTATTCTTTTCAACAGACATTCTGTTGATCTCCATCCTTAAATTAGTCTGCACATCAGGCAGCTTGTCCTCATTAAGATTTCCGTGTTTGTCAATAGAGTCTAATCTGTCCTTTATAATTTTTCGCGAGTCCTTAGTATTCATTTCTGAATACACTTTTTTAGCGTCGTCAGGAGTATCAACTTTAATAAAAACTTCTTTTGCTCCTAAAATTTTCTTATTTTGTGCTATCTGTGTTGAATCATTGTTGCTTCTATGCTTATTAGCTTGGTCTATAAACCAAAGGTCTAACCTTTCATCATCGTCAACAACATCATGACCAGGAAAATCAGAACTTTCATAAACAGAATCGTATACGTTAGACCAGTAACAAAGTTCATACTGACTTTTTGTCAAGTCACTAGAGCAACTTTTAAACAAAGACATTCCTGTTTTTGATGAAGTTTTCCACATAGTCCTCCAAGGCTCTGTTCTAGCGATTTCTCTTATTTCTTTTTCACTACATCTAGTGGTATTTATGGTTAACTTTAAAAGCTCCTCAATCTCATTAGATGGTGTATCGTTTTCAAAAGATTCAAAATCAGACCAATATTTAGACTCATCAATATTGTTGAGAGATAAAAACAATAGTAGTTGATTTGTTCTGTTTATTTTTTGATACTCTAGAGTCTGCGAAAACATGGAATTTCTTATAGAAGAGAGTTCTTGAATCCTTTCCTCTAATTTTGAAATAGCTAAATCTATAGATTTTATAGCTTTTTCTTGGTATTTATACTGTGGTTTTTCTGCATGTAATTTATTTATATCTTTATGACATGTTTGAAGTTCTTGCTCTTTTTCTTCAGACCATAAATTTTGAACAATCAATATCTTTTTACACTCTTCATCAGATATGAAACCATCTTTAATAAGCTGTTCTTCAATTCCAAATAGATATATTGGCAAATCTGCCATGACAGCATTAGTTGGTTCATAATATTTATATAATTTATTTTTATATTTAATAACAAAAAAGCCAGATATTATCTGGCGAAGCTTGGCTTCCTTTGTTGTTTGATTCATTACTTATTCCATGGGAACTTCTTTGAAACCCATGACCAAAGAGGAGCGCCAATTAAAGCGCCAGCAGCAAAAAGTACTATACTGTAAAAGATTGTTCCGAGAGTAGAGCTTAATAATAATTCCATTTTTTTCTCCTTATTTAATTGTAGGTTGTTTTCTTCTATTTTTTTAGTGTTTTTTACATCTTGAATATTTTTTTGAGGCTCAGGCTTAGGTCTTTCGTTTTCAGATGTAAACAATTCTAAATCAGCAGTCACTAAATCTTCATTTTTATGATCATTATCTTTAGCGGTTGAAGCTTTTAAATCTTCTGAAAAACCTTGTTCGTGAATTATATCTTCCGATGAGACGGTAGATACGTTAGATTCCACGGCTACTAAATCTTCTTGTTTTTTGTAATTTTTATTTACACATCCAATGATCAATAAAAATATTATAACTGAATAAAGTTTCATATCTATTATTGCTCTATAACCTAATTAATTATTAAGTAAACGAGAACGATTCATTATCTACAGCTCCAGCAGGGTCTAAGCTAGAAGGAATTCTAGTAACAGTAAGTTTATTGAAGTTACTGTAGTTATAAGTCACAGTTCTATTTCCACCGCCAGTGTCTCCACCAGAAGAGCTTACAGAAACCAATTTGTTAGAAGATCCTAAATCTATCCTTGTGCCGTCTTGTATGACTAGGAATATTCTTTGATTAGTAGTATTGTCAGCATTTTCTTGTGCTACTATAGCGTCGCCTTCGGTGTCAGTTATTTCAATTGAACAAGTAACTTCAACAGGGAAGTCGATATATCTATGATATGGGCCTCTTCTACCTAACTCGAAAAGTTCTGTTCTTCCTAAGTCAGTTGAAATCTGGATGTTTGAAATGTGCGCACCATATCCAGCGTAGTAACTTCCTAGAGTGCTGTGCCATTCTCTGTTGTATCCAGTAGAATCTATACCTGGAATATGTTTTGGTAAATAAGACAATTCAGATGAAGATGAGTCTGAGTTATATCCAAATATTAAATGCTGTCTTCTTACTACAGCTCCAGTTGGAGGAGCCGAGCTAGCACTCATGTTAGGCATGAAAGGAATAGAAGAAGCCGCATTTCTCCAGTTCTTACTATTGCCTACTAAGGTTACTGATTCTGTAAAATTTCCGTCTGTAGGCAAATTAAAATTGATAGCGCTAAGATACATACCACTCATGAAGCACTGGTTTAACATTGTTCCAGTACCGCTAGCGGCCGACAAATTGTCTTGATAAAAGTTTACAGCAACATCGCATCTTTGATTAGAGTATCTGCTAATCAATTCTGGACCTTGTCCAGTCAAAGGAGTTGCGAGGTGTTGTAATAAAGCAGTGCCGTCTAAAACTTTTTCTACTGTAACTTCTACGTTTGGTATATTTTCAATATTTTGATAGATATCTAACTGACCTAACTGGAAAACTCTATCAATATTAAAGTTTGTGTCTATACCAACGCTTTGAACGCCTGAGGCTGTTCTGAAGTTTGCTCCAGTGACACCAGTAGACGCAAAACCTACAGCAGCAACTGCATAAAAAAGCCTATTATTTGTATTTATTCTAGTTGACATGGCCTAATCTTCTTAGATTAAATACACAATTCATATTATTACTTCTAAATCCATTACCACCCCTCCTCTAATTAGAGGCAGTGCTATAAAGGATTCTATTTCCGATGCATCCTCTTTAAATTTTAAGTTTTTCCAAAAATAATTGCTAGATCTATCAGATAAAGAAAGTCCACTTGGGTTTTTTCTTCCTTTATAGTCTAATGGATAAAAACCAGAGTTTCTTATTTGTGTAGAATCATAACCAATAATAGTTTGATTTTGCAAGGAAAGACAAGAATCTACTAAAAAGTCATATAATATTACATCTTCAGAAATAATATCAAAACTTACAGAAAAATTATCTAATCTTACAGAAGATCCTAATTCATACGGATCTCCACCATCTCGACGTATGTCTACAAAAATTGCGGGTAAATAAGCTTTTAATTCACTAGACATTTCATCATATCCAGAACCTGGAGGCGTTGTTTTCCAATTTCTTAAATGAGCATTAAATATTCTTTTATATTCGGGACCTATCGAAGAATATACAAAGCCTACTCTTTCAGAATGATTACAAAATACATTAAGACCAGAAGGCATAGGATTTGTAAAAACTACACCTCCTCTTGCATAGTCTATATAATGATCATAAACTCCACCGTTATTCTCTGCATAAAACAATCCAGATATCCAAATTCCACTAACATTTATCGGAGCTTCACCTCCAGTATAAGTTGGATTTTGACTCTCCCAAACCCAATTTGAACTGTTTCCTGCCCAAAATCTGAAATTACTAAATTCTTGTCTATATGCAGGTCTTAATTGAGCTAAAGAGTAACCGTCATATCCAACTATTCCAGTAGTGAAGTTATAATATCCACCAGCGTCAATAAGAGATTGAGAAATTTTATTTATTATATTTTCTCTAATTATTGTTCTTGGAGTTAATTGTCCGAAATAAGAAATATCTCTAAAAATACCCATACCAAAATTCCTTTTTTTAGTCTAATTACAAATATAATACGCTTTATGTAGATTCGCCAAGAACTGTTTTAACTAAATTAGTTAGATATTTTTCAGGATTTATTCCAAGTGCGCCAGCTTGTTTAATTACTTGCAATCTTAAGACACCTTGATCAACGCCAGTAAATGCAGCAACTCTAGCTATTTGTTGATCTATACTTGCTGAAGATATGGCGTCGTCTAATTCTCTAAGCTCTGTAGCAAATCCAGTAGTATAGTTTTGATTAGCGCCTTTAAAATCTTGACTTACGTCTGCTCCTGCACTAGCTCCTAATCCGCCTATTGTTTTTGCTCTGTTTTGTAGTGACCTTTGTGCTCTTATTAATGCTAGCTGCAAATTTTTTTTAACTTGCTTTAAGCAGCTAGGCACTGTTTTTATCGCGGCTTTTTCTATATTTGGTAGGTACTTTTTAAAAGTATTTTCTATTATACTTTCTGCTTCTGGAGCAGGCCTCCATTCATTAGGGTCATAACTTCCTCCCTGTATCATTATATGAGTACCTGAGCGGCTGTATTTATTTATAGATGAAAAATCTTCGAAGGTTTCTCCTGGAAAAGGGAAAACTTGAAAAGCAGAAGAGACTTCAGTTATTCCCAAGTCTGCTTCCTCAAGCCAAAATCTTCTTCCTACGTTTTTCCTACCACCAGTCCTAAAACTAGTTTGTTGATAAGCCTTTTCGGCTATGTCTCTAATTTTTGATTCAATTAACGATATTGAACTACCCGAAGATCCACAGGCCGTAACTCTAATAAAGTAAGCCTTTTTAAAATATGCTCGTAGTTTGGCGTAATTAAATCTTTTTGGTATACCTAAAGCACCTCTATAATCAACGTTTTCTGGTCTAGTAAAGTCTATATTTGGATGTTTTGTTATTTTTGGTAAAACATATTGAGATATATATTTATTTGCAGCTTTGGTCATTCTAGGAGAACAAAGTTTACAAACATTTGTTAATATGCTTTGCTTTATTTCTTTTGATCCAAAAATAGCACCTACAGCATTTTTAATAAGGCTGTCATTAGCTGCAGCTTTAATGTCTAAATCAATTCTAATGTTTGCTTCTCTAGCCATTAAAAATCCGCCCAGTAAGACATTGCGTTTACATCAGCTCCTAGGCCATAAGTAATTGGAGGTTTTGATAATTTAGTTTTAAACTCTTTATCAGAGTCGGCATAAAAAACAGCATAAGAAGCACGCATAATGTCTGGTATATATTTTTTATCACAAACTAACTTCCAAACATTTACTGAACCCTGTGCAAATATGGTGTTATCAAAATCTTTAGGGTTTCCGTATATTTTTCCGTATATAATTTTAAATTTTTCGCCTTGATAAAAACCACTTGCAGAGGTAAAAGCAGAATCTTCGTAACCAGGCATAGAATTAGGTGTGGTAATACCTCCATAACTAGGCATAAATCTAGGCTTAGAGCTTACAATATCTTGAAAGCCTTTTTCTGAGCTTGCAATTATTTCATTTTGAAAAAATAATTTGCATTTACTCCCCACACCACCCTCAGACTCTAGTAAAGCCTGAGAGATTTGCTTCCAAGAGTCTTTTATGCTGTCAGGTACGTAAGTCAATTTTATCTCCTAGCTGGACCATATTCGGGATAATAAGTAAAGTTTGTTGTCGTGTAACCCAAATCTGCACTTTCGTAAGGACCAAGAATTGCCCTTCCTGCGTATTTATTGCCTCTTTCCCATTCCCATTTAGTTTTTTCGTAATTTTCAATGTACGTTTTTAATGATTCTTGTCTACCTTTTAGGGCGGCTGTTCCATCATAGGAGGTCAAATCATCTTTTATCCTAACGCCGTATTTAGCTACATCTTTTCTAGCTTCAGACATAGATAATATAACTGCCGCTTTAAGTATGAATAAATTTGATAAACCTTTATTTGCAGTATCTGTAGTTGGGTCTGGGTTTATAGTTAGCGAATTTAAATCTACAGTATATGTCGTTGGTAAAACTGATAATTCTGAAACTGCCGCCTGAGCAGCCAAAACAATATATTGATTTAGGTCAAAATCAGAGTAAGAATAAGGTGTACTTATATCTCCTATGTAATACCTTAATCCAGTTATTAATGTAGAGTAAGTAGACATTATAGTATACCAAAATTATCGTATTGGCCGTAAGCTTGAACAGTTCCTGTAGCGTCCTCTGTGATAGCCCAAGCACTTCTAATTACATCAGCACCATCTCCACCAAATTCGTAACTTTCTCCGCTTCCTATGGGTAAACCCTTGCTTATTTGCATAGAGCCAGTAGGCGTATTTATGCCTACAAAAATACGGTTACTTCCAGGATTTAATACTAGTAACTTATAGAATGGGCCTTTTTGGCCGTATAAAGAGCTGTCAAATATAAAACGTCCAGTTGTAGGAACAACCATTCCAGTACCTAAAGAAAAAGGCTCTCTTTTTGCGGCTCTTGAGAAATTGTAACCAGTTGGCGTTTCAGTAAAACTTCCCTGCTGCCCAACGGCAAGGGAGGGATGATTTAATGGTCCATGACCTACAAAAGCTGCATTCGAGGTTGGGCTTATGTTATTTTTTGTATATGCTAGTGCCATATTTTAAATACACAAAAGAAAACCACCGCTCGAAAGCGGTGGTCTTTATTTAGATAACTAAAATTTAGAATGAGCCAGCTAAAACATTTCTAACGTCTAGAACAGCCCATCCACCTTCCATCGAACCATAGAAGCCAACTAATCCATGTCTATGGAGATTTTCATCTTCTGTGATTTCAATTTCTTGACTTACTGGGTGAATAAAGCACTTGTCTGGCTGAGAAAGGTCTAAACCGACGACGAGTTCTTCATCGCTGTTTGGCCCTAAAGAACCACCTAAGGTGCTGCTGTAGTAGAGTTGATACTCTTGACCAACACCAAGTTCGTCCAAGTCGTGGAAGTTTACGCCATACATACCTCTAACAGCGCCTTCTTCACTTCTTTGAATTTGAGTTCTAATGTCATCAGAAACTAGACCAGCACCCCAAGCAGACATGTCTTCAAAAGCCTCTGGTGACATGTATATATCAGTCAATTTCTTTCTAGCGGTACTAGTTGAGTTTCCTCCACCGTTTCTTCGAACTACAGTTTTCATAAGGCTGATAAGCTTAGGAGTGAATGAGCCCGCTGGAGCATCTGCATCATAAGCTAATATACCACGACCTTGTGCTGCAGCTAAAAGAGTTTGCCAGCCGTCATCGTTATTTTTCTTAACGAAAGACATATTAAGAACTTCAATCATTCTTCTTAAGACATCGTATCTAGCATGCTTTAAGAATCTTCTAGTGCAGTCGATTGAGCTACCAATTGAGTAGGTATTAAGCTGAATGTAATCAGCCTCAACTCTACGCATTGGAATTTTGCCGTGGTCAGGTATAACATAAGCCACGTGCTCTTTCTCAGTTCCTGGAGCTAAAAGATCAAGAGGAATTCTTAAGTCGGTGGTTTCAGTAAAATCTTCGGTTACGAAAATATCTGAAACTATATCACCATCAAGGATGCCCTCTCTGATAGGACCTTCTACAGCAACTGCCTTCTCGTTAAGAGCTGCAGCTATACCTTGCGCTATAGACGCCTGAGCTCTAAGAGCAACGTTCTTATCATTACTTCCCGCATTAATTAGAAGCTGTTTTGCTTCTGTGGTTAATTCTTCTGTGTCTACGCTTGCTTTAATTGAATTGTTCATAGTTTTTTACCTACTTTCTATTTATAAATCTATATAAACCTTGGCGTAGCCATCTTCGTCTAACAACGACAAGAATTTGCCTACCTGGAAAGCGCTTGTAAGATTAGCGACACCCCAAGTGCCAGGTAATATTCCGCTACTTGGAGTAATGTATCCTGAAGGGCCTAAATAAGCCTTACCTCCAACTGTAATGCCAGCGCTTGGATAAATCATATTTGTTACAACATATCCTTTTCTAGCGACTAGAACTTTATCGCCTACTTGAGCTTCTGACTTGTAGGGGTTAAGGGTTTGTCTAGTTAGATCGATGTTAACTACATCGTTCATAAGAACGCCTAGTGGTTGTCCAGCGCCTGTTGGATTAAGGCCGTACCAAACCTGGTTAGCTGACTGATCCATTGCAGCGCCAGATGGGCCTGTTGCGGTATTGCCTGTTGGTACAACTATACCGCCTCTAGCTGAACCGTAGGCCCAGCCAGTGGCCGCGAAGAACGAAATGTCTTCATCTACTATGTTTCTATCGGGTTTTAGTGCCATTTTATTTTACCTTTAAGTTTTATACACAGATTATTTTAAAATTAAAATTATTTTCTTTTTCTAGTCAACGTAAAACCTACGAGGTTTTCCGCTGGATTTACTTTATTCTCTGATGATTGATTTAAAACCATGTTGGCTTTAGCAGGAATAAATTTTGATCGCTTTAAAGCCGCTTCTGCCTTTTTAATTCTTTCGTTTTCTTCTAACTCTTTATCTATGGTTTTGGATATCTTTGAAACAGCATTTTTAAGAGCATTATAGCCCTTATCATCAAGAGACGCTAATTCAGCAACGTCCGCCTTAGTGTACTGATCTCCAACGATAGACTGCATTTCCTTGAGTCTATCCTCACCAATTTTGTTAGTGTAAGCCTTATCAGCGATAACTTCTACTTCGCGCGCAAAATCTTTATAGGAATGTAACTCTTGATTTAATACTTGAATATGCGCAGCTGCCTCATTCACTGCTCTTTCGTATTCTGAAAGATCTTTATTGAGGTTATTAATGTGAGCAGTAGCCACCTCAATTGCATTTTTGTACTGAGCATTTTCACCGCTTAGGTCTTTAATTACCTCTGCGGCATTATCTACATGATTGATAACTTCTTCTTCTGTTAAGTTTTCCATTTGATTTACTCTATTTTTTTTATACACTAAATTATTAGATTCATCTAAACCTGAACCTCTGCCATAAAAAGGTCCCTGCTGCGGGTTTCCAGTATTTACTAGATATTGAGATGGTTTTGAAGGAAGGTCTCCTGCTCCGCCAGGAACGCTTGGTTGAAAAGAAGTAGTTTGAGTTTGTTCAATTTTACCCCCACGCATTAACTGCGTAACGCCCTTTTTTGATAGCTCTTGTAAAATAAACCTAAGCTCTCTTTCATCAGCACAAGGTCTATACATAGGAACCTTCATTTGCTGCTCTAAATCGGTAGGATCACCCATAAGGGCAGCATAAAGAAGAGGCTGATCAGAATGCCTATCGGATTGATATAAATGACTTCCTGTGCAACCAAGTTCTATTGTACCTACCTTTTCTGCTTCCTTAGCGGAATAAAAAAGAAGTCCATCAGCAGGCAATTCTTCTGTTTTTGGTTTATTGGCTCTGTCAGCCAACTTCTGAGGGTCCTGAGACATATTTGGTTGACCCAACTTAGCGTCAGGATTTAATTGCATTTCATCAGGATTTAGTGGAGAATTTGTACTTTGGTAAGTAGGGAAAGGTACCGATGAAGCTGGCGGAACAGCATTAGCCCCTTCTAATGCCGCTTTGGATTTATTATTTATTATGATACTCAATATTTTACCTTTCTTTTTATTAGCAGGCTCTATAACTATACCTTGACCTGAAAAAATTATATTCTTGAGCCATCTTCCAACCTGATATTTTTTTCCATTATATTTGGTATAACCTCTACCCCCATAAGCGGTCAAGTCATCGGATATATGAGAAGTTTCTTCATTACGATCTACGTAAATAATGTTTTCGTCATCTTCATTTTTTCTTAAACAATATCCAAAATCTTCAAAAAAGCATTCCATAGAAACATAAAGATTTCTATCTTCTATACCGGCTTTTATCTTCTCAGCATATGAAGGAAAATACTGTGACCAAATAAGACCATCTTGTTTTATATGGACTTTTCCAGATGTAGTTTTATTAGAAGAAGATAAAAATTTGTTTTTATCAACATCATTCATAAAATCAATAGAAGGCAAATCCCCACTAACAAGCATAGATTTTACCATTACCCCAATATTCTCATTTTCACTGTCTTCAGAACCTCTATGCATCCAGTTAATTGGTTTAAATATTGGAGTTTCAGATGCTTTTACAATTTCTTCTGCAGTAAAAAGATCACCATTAGCATTCCATATGTCAGTCACTAGTATGGAGGATATTGGCGTAACGTCGTCTGTTATCTTCCAATCAGCGCCTCCTAGAGCTGACATTGCGCAAGCATTACCTTGACAAGCAAAAGCTAAATGTTTTACGTCAGAATTATTGTTTAATATAAGACTAGCGTCTGCAGTAATTCTATTTTGTAGAATCTTATCAGCTATATGCTTTTCTGAATTAAAAATTTTCATGGTATTTGATACACTTTAGATAATTTATTAGCAATAATAAAGTTTTTTAGAGTTTTAACACTGTTCACTGTGGGAGACTTTATTTTCTTAATTTCTTTGTTTAATTTGATCTTAAAATCTTGATATTCAACAGAGTCTGACTGAGAAACCTCTAAAATCTCTTCTGCAGTTAAATCAGCGCCTTTAAATTTTGCTAAAACCCTGTCTTTGGCTACGTCTATTTCATTTTTCTGAGAACTGTTTAACTGCCTCTTGTTGGATAGTTTAAATTTATCTAAATAAAAGGCCTCTAAAATATCTTCAATTTTATTGTGAAAGTTAGTAGCAGAATCTAAATGCTCTGCCCGTATTCTTTTTGATACTTTTCTTTTGACCGTATCTTTTGAGCCATTTGGTCTACCATTCGTTTTAATCGGCTCTTTATTGTTTTGTGAAGATGGAGGGTTTTCTGTCTTTATATTTACAAGCTCTTTATTCTTTTTATGATTACTGTCAGAAATTTTTGTCTGAATAAAAGGACTTAATTTTTCTGGCACAAGCGAATCTTTTCTTAATTTTTCTTCTGCATCTAGCCTAGATTTTTCAATATCCCACATTTCACCAATTTTTTCTACAATTGTTTGATTAGAGATAACATTTCTGTCATTTAACTCAGTTAAAAGTTTAAAATAACTAGGTTGATCAAATAAATTGTCTACATTAAACTTTATGCGAGGCTTATTTTGAAATGAAAGTTCCTCACAAATTATAGAAACTTCAGCATTTATCCAGTCTGTAATTGCTCTTCTAATGCCATCTATTCTTTTCATTAAGTTTCTTAAACCCATAAAAGAATCATTAGAACCTCCAGCAGAAGAATTTCCTCCTATGAGGCTTTTGTGAACACCCAAGCCAAGGAGCATTGATTCATAATTTTCAGTAAAGTTCTCTAATTTTTCAATTGGAGGAAAATACTGATCATAACTTAACATGGAATCCCAAATAATATCTAAAGTTCCTCCGCTGTGATTTTCTAAAACATTAGACAACCTAACGATAGAACCTAAATCTGGCAAAATTTCTTCCTTATGATCGCCAAGCCTCCATAATCTTACAGAGTTATACCAGCTGTCTAACGCGCTTATTTTTGCCATTCGTAATTTTTCATTGTAAATAACGTCATGCAATATACTATAAATAAAACTTTTTGCCCAAATATCGCTATCTTTCTTTTTATAATGAGCTACATATACGGAATCTTCAGATAATGGGATCAATACATCTCCGTTACCTTTTCCATTCAAAATTGCCGCCTTAACTTCTTTAGGAAAGTTTACTAGTACTGACTCTCCTTCCTTTTTGACCAAGCCTCTAAAATGAGCTATGTTCTTTGAGCCCAATTTAATAGCCCATTTTTTAACTCCAGAAAATATAGCTAAGTCGCCACCAATCAAAGATATAGTTTGAGGATCATAAAAAACGTACTCTAAAGGAATTTTTGATTTTATGGCTGCGTTAACAGAGTCTCGCTTCATTCTTCTAACGGCAGGCATGTCTATAGATTCAAATTTTCTTCCCGCTACGACATTTCCTTCAACAACAAAATAATTAGCAAATCTTTCAGCTCTTTCTTTAAGATTCACTTTTTCTGACCACTGCTTAAAGAAGTTTTGAATATTCTCATTTTCACTAACAAGCTCAATACCTTCTACAGCAATCTCTGTCATAAGGTCTATAACAGATCTTATAACACCAACACTTTCATAGGCTTCCCTGCAGGCAGTCATTATCTCTATATCTTTAGAGGGAATTCTTTCGTTTGGTCTAAATCTTTCCCATGCTTTTCTAGTAAATGGCGGCCTAACAGAAATTCCATCCTCAACATTAGAGTAAAAGCCACCAAAAGCCATTTGTGATGGATCTACTGAAGACATAGCCTTAGCATGCTTAGATAAGGCTTCATTTTTTTCATTGTTTGTGGAAGTGTAAAAAGTTTCTTTTTCCAAGATCTAACCTCAATGCAATTGTATACACATTGGAGTAATATGTATATAAAGTAAATAGAAAAGTTATAGCACTAATGATTCCTAAATATAATTTTTAACATTTTGAAAGTGTATAAAATTCATGCAAAAAATAATAGATAAACTTAATTTTATTTTTTCCGCAATTGAGCAGTTAATTTGTGGAAAAACGGAAGAGCAAATAATTATAGCAACGCTTAATGGTGAATGCAAAGGTGAGCCAATTAACGGACAAAAGGCGGTTAGAAACGTAATAGCAAATAGAGCAAACGGACCATCTTATATGCGTGTACCAAATCCTTTATATAATGGAACAAATAAGGAGGTTATAGCCTGTTTATCTAGATCGCAATTTTCAGTATGGAACGGAGTTACTAACTGCACACAATTTAACATTAGATATAATAAAGCTATGGAAGGAGCAACGATAACCTCAATACCAGAAGTTGATTATTCTGTTTTTACAAATGGCACAGGATTAACTTTAGACCAGGCTAAAAAAATATATTTATTTTGTAATCCAGATGCAAAAGCATCTAGAAAAAATAATGAAGGATGGGTAAAAATAGTTGTTAAACAAAGCGACGCAAATCCAAAAAAATCATCTTGGACAGCAGAAGTTTTAATTAACGGTCGAAAAGTAAAAGCTACTTTTATACGTATAGGAAATCACGTTTTTGTTCATGGTATTCAATAATAAAATTATTAGTATGAAATACTTCCATTTGTTCCGTCACGTCTAGAAGTATTTGAGGGTCTATTTGTATTAGAGTTGAGGTTTTTCATCTTTTTTAAACCCTTACCTTGATACATAGAGCCAGCAGAAAATTTATTTGATTTAACCTCTCTTAGGGAGTATCCGCCGAAAGAGAATTTAGTTTGCTCAGCAGGCGTATTTAAAACGCTTCTTGCTGCGTCATTCGCTAGCAACAGACTTGTAAAATGATCTTTTCTAAGTCTTAATTTTATACCTTCTGTAACAACTCCTTTTATTCTAGGCAGATCCCAAGTTTTGTGGCCTTTAAGAGTTGTTTGCTCTTGAATAAGCGTTGTTTGATATTTGCATTCTTCGATCTCATACTGAATATTTTCAATAGAAAAATCATCGACTTCATAATCCGCGTTTAAAATCCTGTTTTGCTCTACAGCTATGGCATCATAGGCAGGAAAAATATGCTGCATAGTTGTTATATCTTTGAGTAGATTGAAGTGTGCAGACTCATACCATTCTCTTGAAGAGAATTCTATAACCTTTATTATGTGCGCTCCTTGTCTATCCGAAACCTCTTCGTCATCTATGTCATATAGACAAAAACCCCCCTCTTGAAGCTTAGAAGGGTCTTTCAGACCTTCTATAACAGAGCGCCCACCGCCTCCAGAGTCTATATTTATTCTAATTATATTAAATCGTTTGCATAGCTCATGGATTTTTTTTATAATAAAAGTATTATAATCCTGTATTCCTTCATAAAATGCTGGATTCTTTTTCCTGTTAGCTTCAAATTTTTTTCTGTTAGTACTCCAACAAAAAACGTGCTCTCTATGTCCGTCAGCCAATTTTAAAATTGATATTGCAAAATTATCTCTTTCTGAAGCAGGATCTATACCCATTACGTATTTAGCATTGTTTTTACCAAAATCTTCTACGAAGAATTTTATTTCCCCGTCTTTAAGCGAGATAGGGCAGGTGGCTTTATGAATGGCTGAAGCTGGATAAAAACCATCTGAATCCTTGGCAAACACGCAACCATACTCCATTTTAAATATGGCCGAATCCATTGTAGCTTTACCCTGCTCTAAAATAGTTTTATCCATTAGTCCTTTTGGTAATTCGTCCCAAGGCAGTCTTATCACAGCATATTCACACTTCTCACCTTTATTGGCGTTTGAATAAACTAAATTACAGTAATCCATATAATACTTGTAGAAATGATTAAACTGGTATGTTGCTGTGCCAGCTATTATTATCTGATTTCCTTCAGATCCTTCGCCTCCTATAAACTCGTCTATAGAGTCGCTGTCTATACCTATTGACTTAAGGGCTTCAATTTGATACTGATGTTTAACTTTATCAAAAGTATTGTTGCTTTGTACAGAAGCAAATCCTCTAATGACAGTTTCAAAAATGTCTGGATTAACAGAGCCAAACTCGTCAACAATAATAGTGTTAGCTCTAAGACCTCTAATTTTTTCTCCGGTTCCTATTGGGATACCCATAATTTTGCTTTCGCCAATCTCCCAAGTAAAACCTAGAACCCCTCTTCTAGGACCGTTATTTGCGCCGCATATATCCTGCAGGATAGGAGAATTTTTCCATATGTTTTCCATAGATTCAAAAACTAATCCAGACTGCCTTAAACCAGCTCCGGCCACCACTATTTTACTGCCTTGATTTAATAAGGCTTTTGTGATCGCGTAACATCCTAACATTGTTGTTTTAGAGCCGCCTCTAGTCGCCAAAAGCATTGGTAATTTTTTATCCCAAAGAGTCTTAAGTATAGACATCTGATATGGGAATAGGTTCATATTCAAAAGAGTCTTAACGGTAAAAGGTAGATATCGTAAATCTTTAAATACAGAAACTAAAGCTTCTGGAATATCATTTTTAGATAGGTTTTCTCTAAAAACATTTTCAGTTGTTATTTTAAAAGTGTCACCTATTTCTAAATAGGCATTATTTAGATACTCATCTATGTGATCTTTTGACCAATTATTTTGCATTTTCTCTTTCTATTATTAGGTGCTTAAAAATGTTGCATACATATTTTTTTGCAAAATATTTATTTGATAAAAATAGAGTTTTGACATTCCATTTGTGGTCTATTTCGCAGACTCTTTTTAAGATAAAATCTGGAGAAAGCGTAAAGTATTTTCCTTTTAATGGGTTTCGTATTGAGTATCTAGCAAAAGAATCTCTTAAATCGTCCTCTACCACTATGTATGATCTTTTGTATTCAGCTAACTTGTCTAGTTCTTTTTGAAATCTGTCCCAATTTTTTCCAAAATTACCTATTATTTCTTCTATGCTGTTTTTACGTTCTATTATAATTCCATCTTTATCACAAAATCCATCAATTGAGTAATCGCCACATGGTAAAGCTTTGGTTTCTATATTTTTAACAAAAAATTCAGACGGCAAACCTTCGGAAAAATCCCATGGTTTTTTTTCTCTAGAATCAACTATTACGTTTGCGTATATTGTTTCTTTTAAAGTTTTTATTGCCTTTTTTCTTTCTATTGAATCTTTTCGGCGCATTTAATTTTTCCCAATCATTCTGATTGCTGTTAGCTATTACTTTCTTAAAAAAGATGGATTCATATTCAGATTCTTTTCCAGTAATTTTTTTGTGGTGAGCCTTACAAAGCGTGATACCATTAAATACTTCTGTTCTAAGCCTATGATATTCTGAGTATTTTTTGATATGATGCACTTCTAATTCATGTCTTACGCAACAGTTTGGGTACTGACATGTAAAATTGTCTCTTTTTAGAACTTCAGCTCTAAATTTTCTATAGCCTTCGTAATCTCTATCTCCTCTTTTAGATCTCACCAAAAATAATACACTTAAATATCTTTTGTGTCGCTGAGATACATTTCATATAAAACATCTTTCCAATTAAGACTTGCTTTCCATCCTAGTTTTTTATTGGCTTTTTCAGGATTAGCGCACAATAAATTTACCTCTGCCGGTCTTTTCATTTTGTCGTCTATCACATACGGCGTCTCTGATATTCCAGATACAGATATAACAAAATCTAAAGCTTCTTTAATAGAAGCGGTTTCTCCAGTGCCAATAACATAATCATCAGGATGATCTTGCTGCAACATTATCCACATTGCTTTTACATAATCTTTTGCATGGCCCCAATCTCTCTTAGCTTCTAAATTACCAAGAGTAAATTTTTGTCCATTTTTAATAAAATTTGATATGCCTCTTGTTATTTTTCTTGTTACAAAATCCAAACCTCTTCTAGGACTTTCGTGATTAAATAATATTCCACAGCTAGCATGAATGCCATAAGCTTCTCTGTAAAGACCAACCATTTTATGCGCATAAAGCTTAGCTGCAGCGTATGGACTTCTAGGATCAAAGTTCGTGCTTTCGCTCTGAGGTCCAGGAGAATTTCCAAAAAGCTCAGAAGTAGAAGCTTGATAAAACTTGGTAAGAGGACTACTGTTAACAATTGCTTCTAGTGCGATTGCTACAGCTTCTCCGTTATTTTTTAAAGATACTGTAGGTTCTTTAAAACTTTGCCCAACATGCGAGGAGGCTGCCAAATTATAATATTCATCTGGTCTTACTGATGATATTAAATTATTTATGCCAGAAGCGTCGGTTATATCTAAGTTGATCAAAGTAAAATTTTCATGATCAGCGAAGTTTTTTATAAAATCATTTTCTCTGGAAGAGCATCTTCTAGAGACGCCAAATACCTTGTATTTTTTTTCTAGAAGAAATTCGCATAAATAAGAACCATCTTGACCTTGACATCCTGTTACTATTGCTATTTTATTCATTTTTTAATCTCATTTCTTTTACGGTGTCTGAATCTAAAAGTTGAGGAGCCATTTCTCCGTCCATAAATTCTATCGCATTTCTAAGCTGATTTGTTTTTGAATCCATAGAAATCTTAAGAAGTTCGGCCATCCGACCCTCTTGATTTCTAGTTTTCTTAGAGTCGAACTTTTTGCATAAAGAAAAAAAAGTATCAGCTCCAACTTTGCCTTTTTCTTCTCTTTGCTTTCTCGTGATATTTAGACTTTCGCTTAGTTTCGTGCTTTTTTCAAGCAAGTCTTTATATTCTTTATTTAAATCCGTCATTCTCAAACTAGCAGCAAAAACTTTTTCATAAACAGCAGCTTGCGACGGGTCAGTTAGATCTAATTCTTTTATATCTCTTGCTCCGCTTTCCTGCATTAAAGAATCTCTAAGATTTATAGCCTTTGAATAATCATATTGATTTTTATCTATTCTTAGTTTAAGCAATATAATTTGTTCAATACTATTTTCTTCAGTATGATTTAAGTCTTCAAGTTGCTCATGATAGCTTGCCCATTCGTCACAAAACGTAGACCATTCATCTTTATTTAAAATGTTTTTAAGTCTTCTTCCTCTTGCAGAATTTACTATATCTTGAATCCAATGATTTCTATCTACTTCTAAAATCTCAGGTTTTTCTTCAGTTAAATTAAAATCTTCATTTAATATTTTCTTTTTATATCTATCGACAGTTTTATAAGAACAGTTAAGCTGCCTAGCTATTTCTGCAACTGAAACTTGATTTAAATTATCTTTAATAAATTTAATTTGAGATTGGGATAACTTTTTATTCATTATTATTCCATTCTAGCAGAATTTCTTTTATTCTAAATTCTAGTTTATTACGATAGTAAGAGGTTACCGCCTCATTAGAAAGACATGCTTTAAATATTTCTTGGTAGATAGGATCTAATCTTTCCATGACGAATTTTTGTAGCTCCTCATATTCTACAGTATTGTAAATATTTGAATTGACTACTGCGTTCTTATCAAAAGAACAATTGGTTTCTTCAAAAGAATTCGCTGAGCTAGCTAATCTTTTTCTAGATTCTGCGTGCTTCTTATTAACAGAAGAACAGTTATCTCTATAAAAATTTTTAAGTCTATTCTTTGCTATTTTATTAAGCCACTTTTCTAAATTTTTTTTAGGATTTCTATCTGTCTCTTTAGACTTTTCATAAAATTTTAATTGCTGAAGACATATTAACTTAACTTGAGACTCTATATCATCTTCTGTCATGAACCCAAATTTTTTAGATCTGTGTATTTTTGCTACAGAATTTATAATTTCAACAACTTCGCTATAGGATACAGACCAATCTTTTGATTTATTTATTTTTAAAAAATTTTTGATGGGGTCTTTTTGTTTCACCTATAATCTTAGGTAAATTTGGACTTTTTTTTAAAAAAAGTGCGCTTTAATCATTATAATGTGTAATACTTAGTAATACTATGGAAAACAGTTTAATTTCAAACGGATCTAAAAAGAGATGGACTGAAGTGGAAAAGAATTTTTTGGCCTTGAATGCTGAAAAAATGAGAGACTTAGATATTTCTGTTCATTTAAAAAAAACCCTAAAGTCTATAAGAGAAATGAGAAGGCGTCTAGGATTAGTTAAAGAATCGGGTAGGGGTAAAGTAAAACTTAGAGGTAAATAATGTCTTTATTACGACTAAGCGCTACTGCAAATTGCCTTAATGACAACTATTTGAATGCAAATTCAACCTCACAAAATAATGGCTCTCAAACAAACATACGAGTTTCATACGTATCAGGAGTTAAAAACGTTAGCCTGTTAAGGTTTTTAATACCATCTACTGTTACTAAAGATAATTTTATTGAATCTAGACTTGTCTTAAAACAAGTTGGATGGGAAGGTATAGGCGACCCTCCAATAGAAATGGTTAATATTAAGACAGGCTATTTAAATGTCCCAGGTTGGACTGAAGCTGGATCAACTTGGTTAAGAAGCAGAGGAGTTACTTCTTGGACAAACTCTGGAGCTTATCAAAGTCCAGATGTTATCTCAGGAACTATATCAACGCAATCTATAGAGCATGACGGAACTTATGTCGCCCAAGAGATATCTATAGACACTACTACAATTGTTAATTACGCACTAAATACAGCGCAATCTTACGATCTTTCAATGTCGCTATGGACAGAAACAGAAACCACATGGAACTATGGAAGTAAAGAAAGTCAATATATTCCTTATATGATATTTTTCTATTCTGCAGAAAGAAAAAATAACAGGCTTGGAAAAAGTAAAGTCGCTAGAATTCCAAGCTTATGATTTGCTCTTTTTCTTAGGATGACAAGCAGGAAGAAGGTCTACATCAAAAGGTTTTCTCTTAAAAGAACCTGTTCTTAAAGCATATAAGAACCCATTAACTCTACCATATCCCCACTGCTCAGGACCTGTAACATTAGGTCTTACACTTTGGGGATTTGTTTTATAGGCCCCAACTCCTCTTCTAAAGACCGTCATTAAAGTTCTTGTAGATGTTTTTTTACAAGAGTCAGACCCATATTTTTCATTGTGCTTAGCCGCTTTTTCAGTTAATGTTTTTTTAACAGAACCTGAAACTTCCGCAGCTAAAGCGAATAATACTTCTTCAATATAATCTAGATTTTTTTCAGATCCTTCAATATAAATTTCATTTGTCATTTTGAGACCTGCTTTGATTTTTACTAAACTCTCTTTTAGCCCATAACAAGACTACCGCTGTAATAGGAACGTACCAAAAAAGCCAAGAATAATCGTTATTTTTTACACCAGGTTCTTCTATTCCATCTTTTAATTTTAAAGTCATAGGTGAGTCTTTTCTATTAGAAGGTATTAGTTCTGGAGCTATTGAGCAAGAGGTTAGAAATATAGATATAAATATAATAAAATATTTCATGATTAAC